CTGGGACGAAGAGCATAAAGAAATGAAGCCAACGCTTGTTACTAAAAGCAATGCCGAATATCTGCGACCAAAAACGGTTCGCAGTAACCATTGAATAAGTCTCTTCCTCTTGAGTCGGTTCAAATGCTTTGAAAGTGTTCGCTTGATTGCCATCTTCGAATAATGTGTTTTCTACAGTAGCTCCGTGAATCGCACAGAGCAGTGCTCCTCCCAGTATACCAGCAACTCCCATCATATGGAAGGGGTTGAGGGTCCAGTTGTGGAAACCTTGTAGGAACAGAAGGAACCTGAAGATTGCTGCCACACCAAACGATGGAGCAAAGAACCAACTGGATTGTCCCAGAGGATACATCAGGAAGACACTGACGAAGACTGCAATAGGACCAGAGAACGCAATGGCATTGTAGGGTCTGATGCCCACCAGGCGGGCGATCTCAAACTGCCTGAGCATGAATCCAATCAGACTAAAGGCCCCGTGGAGCGCCACAAAAGGCCAGAGTCCCCCAAGTTGGAACCACCTGACGATATCCCCTTGAGCCTCAGGACCCCAGAGAAGAAGAAGAGAATGACCCATAGAATCTGCTGGAGTACTAACTGCCGCAGTAAGAAAGTTTGCACCCTCAAGATAGGAACTTGCCAACCCATGAGTATACCAACTCGTAACGAAAGTTGTCCCAGTAAGCCAACCACCAAGAGCAAGGTAAGCAGTGGGAAAAAGAAGAAGTCCAGACCAGCCAACAAAAACGAAACGATCTCTCTTAAGCCAATCGTCCAAGACATCAAACCATCCTCTCTGTGAAATTGGTTGTGAAAGTGTAGAAGAAGTCATAGCCTCCTGTGTTATTTCTCATATTTAGTTTACAATACTTCATAAAAGAAGTCAATGAGTATTACTGCTTATGCCGATCAAGGTAAAGTATAAACTCGGAAAAAAGACTCGCATCATCATACGCCTGCCCCAATATCATATTACATCTTCTACAAAGTAATTGACGAACCTTTCCAGTTTTATGGTCATGATCTACGCAAAGTTTTTTCCACTTACCATCACCAGGTTTTTTGCAAGTAGCACAAAGACCATTTTGAACCTCATACATTTCTTGATGTTCTTGAAGAGTTATACCATAGTTTCTCTTTAAGTCATTATTTCTTGTGCGCTCTGGATTTTCTTGATGTCGTGCTTTCACCCTCGCCTTATCACACTCTTTACAAGCAGAGTGCCTCCTCCCTGTCTTTTTATCACGCATATAAAACTCTGTAATGTGCTTCTCAACATCACAGGTCATACAAGTTCTATACAGGTCGGAGTATAGTTTAGTCATTCGTGTTTTCTTTCGTGCTTAATTATTTATAAAAAAAGGAACTCCGAAGAGTTCCCCTTTATTATATCACCCGATGGTTGGAGCAGTCAAGGCAACAGGAGTTGCTTCGGCAGCGGCAAGATCAAGTGGGAAGTTGTGAGCATTCCTTCTGTTTTAACCTCTGTCACCAGAGGGAGCGGACTATATCATCACTCATAAGAGTGTCGGACGCTAGTGGCGTATTACGGATGAAGCGTCATCCACCGCCTAGTCTCTGAACCTTCCTTACACGCTTGCAAGGCTTGGCTGCTGATTGTCTACAAGAGAGTTCCAGCAATTCATCCGATTTAACGAGCGCCATGCGTTCACAAAACGCTCGTGCATTACCTCCATTCCTAGACCAGCACGGTTGAGAACATCAGCCCAGGTGTTCAGAACACGACCCTGAGAATCCAGAATCGACTGGTTGAAGTTGAAGCCGTTGAGGTTGAAGGCCATCGTGGAAACACCAAGAGCAGTGAACCAGATGCCAACTACAGGCCATGCAGCAAGGAAGAAGTGAAGTGAACGAGAGTTGTTGAATGATGCATACTGGAAGATCAGACGACCAAAGTATCCATGAGCAGCAACAATGTTATAGGTCTCTTCTTCTTGACCAAACTTGTACCCATAGTTCTGTGACTCATTCTCAGTGGTTTCACGAACCAGTGAGGAAGTAACTAGAGAACCATGCATAGCAGAGAACAGAGAACCACCAAACACACCAGCAACTCCAAGCATGTGGAAGGGGTGCATCAGGATGTTGTGCTCTGCCTGGAACACAAGCATGTAGTTAAAAGTACCACTGATACCCAGAGGCATTGCATCAGAGAAAGAACCCTGACCAAAAGGATACACCAGGAATACTGCACTCGCAGCAGCAACAGGTGCAGAGTAAGCAACACAGATCCAAGGACGCATACCCAAACGATAGGAAAGTTCCCACTCACGACCCATATAAGCATAGATGCCGATGAGGAAGTGGAAGACGACCAGTTGGAAAGGTCCGCCGTTGTAAAGCCACTCATCTAGGGAAGCAGCTTCCCAGATGGGGTAAAAGTGCAGTCCAATAGCATTGGACGAAGGAATCACAGCACCAGAGATGATGTTGTTTCCGTACATGAGTGAACCAGCAACGGGTTCACGGATACCATCGATGTCCACAGGAGGAGCAGCGATGAATGCAACGATAAAGCAGATTGTTGCAGCAAGCAGGCAAGGAATCATCAGAACGCCAAACCAACCCACATAGAGGCGGTTATCAGTGCTGGTGACCCATTGGCAGAATTGTTCCCAAGTATTCGATTGTCGTTGTTGAGCGATTGAAGCAGTCATTGTTAGTAAAAGAAAAGTAAGACCATCAGGGAAATGGTGGTGTTACTATGCTCCCCGCACCCTCAGCGGGGATATGAGAGACGTGATTTATACACCCATAGGTCTCGGTTAGCGGGTGTGTGACAATGTTAAGAATTATGAGAAATCCGTAACATTTGTTTACCTATTTATAATACTACAAAAAAACCACCCTGTCAAGGGTGGTGGACAGTTTGGAAATTGGTCTACCTGTTGTAGACACCTCTTGGGAATACCTGTCCCTGTGATGGTCTTCTACCAGTCAACCAACCTGGTTGTGCCTGGGAAAGATCAAAATCCGTAGAATTATAATTATCAGTTTGAACCAAATCACTAGAATTACTAATTGTATAACCAGCAGTTGATTGTGCTAAAAAAGAAACTGTTGTAGCAACTCCTGCCGCTGCTGTAGTTAAATTTACGATTGTAAAATCAGCCATCAAACTTTCCTCGCACAGAACAGAAGTCCAGCAGTTTCATTATATTGACTATAAGATCCAGTGATAACTGTATAAACTTCAGATCCACTAATTGTAATTGTATCCCCTTGCTGAATGTTAGTAGCAGCAGTGGCATATCTAAAATCAATAATTACAAAATCATCAGGAAGATAATAAGGACAAGGAACTAAATTACCATTCAAAGGAATCCCTTTGATTACAGCATTATAGTTAACGGCAGAGCTAATGAATGTGGAAATTCCAGCACTATATCCATTACTGTCAGTTACATCCATTACAGATTTTGGATCAGAAGAACTTGATCTCCGTGTGAAAATTCTAGATCCAGTATAACTAACACCTTGATAATTAGTAGCAGGATCGGTTGTAAAAGTATCTAGTGTTTTTGATGTTGTATCAAAAGTATAGCAAATTTGACTAGAACTACTTCCAGTTGATCTAGACATATATCCACCTTCAGCAGTTCCATAACAAACTTCATATGTATTACTTCCACTATTTCTACCATTACCACCAACGAAAGTTCTGAATTCTAACCTTCCAGCAGTATTATTACCAGATGCTGAACAAGCATTTGGATGAATTGTAGTTAATCCTCCCAAGAAAACATGATCTAAATCCCATAAAGTTGAATCAAAATTATGAAGAATAAATGTTAAAAAGGTATTGTCGGTAATTGATGAATTAGCAACTGTTGGTTGAGAATATGAAAGAACAGCAAATCTTGGATCAATACCAGAACGATAGATATTTAATTTAAGAGCATGAGTTGTTGGTGAGTTTGATGTGGCAAATTGACCTCTAGTTGGGTCAAGTTGCGAATATCTTCCAAAATTACTTACGCTAGCTGTTGTTTCAAGATAATCAACACCAGATGAATATGGGGCCGCACTGGGAGTTCTATCAATACCACCAACACCAGCAAATCTTGTCCCATATCCAAGACCTCTATTGGTTATATTAGTAGCACCAGGTTGGAAAGCAGATCCACTTCCAATTAGCATTTGATAATTATTTCCATAAACCTGAAATGCTCTATAAGTAGTACCCTTTGCTTTGTTGGAGTTGATAACATGTCTCAATACACCCCATGGAGAATTAGTACCACCAGTTACTTGTTTAGCATAAAACTCATTAGTACTTCCAAATCCAGTTGGTGATGCACCTCCAGATACACTAACAGTAATTGCAATACCAACAGAACTGCCGACACTTGCTCCACTAATTTGAACTATTTCATTATTAACATATCCACTTCCTGGTCTATCAACATAAATTGCGTCAATTATTCCACTTCCATTTCTTGTAACATAAAAACTTGCCCCCGTTCCAACGCCAGAAGTTGATACTTGTCTAACATCTGGGAAAAAAGAAGATGCATATCCTGTAGTCGTACCACCACCACTATAAGCTGCGATTCCAGTTACAATTCCAACGACTTGATCTCCATGCCAACCTAACCATGTAAATGCTTCTTCTAACTGAGTGATAACCTCAGTTCTTGCCCACCCTGCGTTTTTTGTAATTGTGGTTGTTGTGATAGCCATTAGTCTTTATACCTCCAGTTGAAGAATCGTTAGGTTAACTGAAATACTTGTGGTAACTCCTGAAAGATTTGTAATTGCTGCATAGATGGTTGTGTCTGCAGGATCATCTAGATTTCCACCCATTACAAAAGGAGTAATAATTTGTGTTGTTGAAATTCCCGTTGTGATAACCTCGACAATTACACCACTTCCAGGTGCTGGATCAACACCCTGACTTCTGGAAGCATCAGCAGTACGAGATGCACTATCAGTATATAGTCTTAACCATCCTGCCGTAGATAATCCAACTTTCATTAATGAATAAGATTTAAATCCAGTAATATTGGTATTACCAATTCCATTATTTGCAATTGATGTTGTTACTCCAGATACAACTGCTCTTGACTTAAGAGTATTAGAACCAACAAATGAAGTTGCTGTTACAACACCAGATACACTTATTTGCTTAGCAAACAATGTTGTCCCAGTAATGGTGGTGATACCAGAAAGAGTAAGTCCACTATCATTAATGGATAACGCTGTAGTTCCATTATAATTATTTAAGAATATGCTACCATCTGGAGAACTGTAACTTCCCCCAAGAATAGTAGTACCCTGGAATTTAATTCCAAATTGTTGTGGTGGAGATGTATTTGGAATTGCAGCATCAAAATCAATATAATTGTTTCTACTTCTCAACGATATAGTTGATATAGAACCAACATCATTACCAGTTCCAGAAACAATCAGGTCCTTGGTAGATGTTATACCAGTGTTTTGAATGTAAGTAAAAGTAGAGACGCCAGAAACATTCAAATTACCAGCAATTCTTGTGCTTCCATAAGTATCAATAAAGAATAACTCATGGTCAGAACCTCCATAATAATTTGAGAAGTAATAAGAAGATGCTCCACTTGTACCTGCTCTAAAATATTGTTGGGTTCCTATTTGTTGAATATTTCCAGTGTTGTTAAAGGCAATAGTTCCAGGTGTAATGCGAGTTGATGTAGTATTACTGACAACATCTAATTGACCAGCATTTCCAGATGTAGATCCAAATGTTGCAATACCAGTTATATTAAGTTGTTGTGATTGTAAAGTTCCAAATATGGTAACACCATATCCAGTTGTTTGTAACTTATTGCTACCATCATTAAATAACGTAACTGCACTATTTTCAATCCCAGTAATAATATTCTCATTATTTGCTGCATTATTAATAGCAAATCCATTCGCCAATATAACTAAGTTTCCTACTCCAAAATCTTTGATGTAACTATCAAATCCATCATGAAAAATTTGAAGATCATTGCCATCACCAAAATTTAAAATATCATTATCACCAAGTCTTACATTACTTTGGAAAGTTGCTACACCAGAAACATCTACACCACCAGTAAATTTGGCACCACCAATAACATCCAGTTTTGCCGATGGAATTGTAGATCCAATACCAACCGAATAGCCGGACCCTATTTTCAAATTTGATTGTAATTGTCCACCAATAGTTACATCGGTACTAATAGCAACATTAATTGCATTTAGGTTTAAATTATTGGGACTATCAATGGTCGGGGTTCCAGAAGCACCAATTAAATTTATTTGCTTTATACCAAAACCTTTATCTGCCATGAGATGTTTTTAAGTATTTAGATTTGCCTGAAAGATATTCCAGAAAGTTTGACGCCACTAACCGAAGGTTGTGCATTACTAGCAAAAGGATTTGCCAAAACTCTCCTAATTGCTCCACGTAAACTACCATTACCACGAACATTATAAGAATCATTAGTGAAAGATGATGCATCAAAAGTAGCATTATAAGTTTGAGACCAATAACCAACATCATTTGGATTTGGATATGGATCAGACAAATTAATTTCAACAGAACCATGTTTTTCTAACCACTCATGCACATCTGATTGAGTAGCTTTTCGATTTGATTCAAGATATAATGCAATCACTGAACAAGTATTTGGACAAGCAGAACTTGTACCATTAAACCAACAATCATGAAAATTTGTGTTATCAACTCTTGTAAAAGATTCATAAGAACTTGTATATCCCGCTGCCATGGACATTTCTGCAGGTGCCCATACATTAATCATTGGACCAGAATTGGAATAACAAACTTTTCTGATTGCATATGCTGTAGAACCTTGTTTTGAATCTGCTGGTTCTACAGCACAATCTAAAGCACCAACTCTTATAGTTCCTTTCTTTCTTTCATGAGTTCCAGTAAATCCTCTACTAATACCACCACAACGATTAATATAGTTTGATGAAAAACTATACCAATTATTAAAATCTATATCGGTCTCATCAGCAAATTTTTGATTTTGATTTCCAGCAGAAGTTAAAACAATACATCCAGCAGCAATAGCATTCTCTGCGGCAGAACTAGTTGTTGCATCATGTGGCGTAAACTGACCACTACCAAGATAATAACTTAGACCAGTTCCAGCGCCAAGATTATAAGTAAAAGTCTTTGTATTTCTACAAGCACCAGCATTTGCCTGAACTGTAGTATCATTTCCATTTCCAGTATAATTTAATGTTACTCCTCTATATTGATGAGTATATACAGAACCATTTACATTACCTGTTGAGGAAACGTTTCCCCAACTATTGTTGATGATTGTTGGGTCTGCATTTCCATTTTGAGTAATTTTCTTTGCCTGATGCCAAATCGTACAAACATTCAAAGCAGCACTACCATCAATAATTCCACCGACACCACTAAGAGCAATTCTTATATTCCAAACATTACATTCAAATGCTAACCCAAAAGACTTTCCACCAATCTGAGATGCACATGCCGTACCATGTCCATCAATCAATTGGTTACTATTGGCATTGGCAGTTTTAGTTGCTACATGGGGGACAGTGTATAAAGCATTTATGGGAATTGTACCCAAACTTTGAAACTCCGCAGAACGATTAGATGCATTTCCCCACCATGCGGCAGATGCAGTTGTAGCAATACCGACACCAAGATTAACACCATCTACAATTTTAATATAGGTTAAACCTCTACTATTGAAATAATCTGGATCTACTTTATAAGGTCCATCAAGAATTACATCTTTAACTCTATAAGTTCCATCTCGTCTTTGAAATTCTGGATGCAAATAAGCAACTCCAGAATCAATGATAACTGCATCAACTCCTTTGCCTGTCAAAGAATAACTAACATCACTCTCAACATATGTCGTACTAGTAACTCCAACTCCCTTAAATGGAAGACTGGTAGGATTATTAACAAATAGATGCGACCAATTGGAACGGATATCATTTAAAAAATATGTTGTTTCATTATCAAAAGCAGCAACTACTTGTGGTTTATTAAATGCTACTGGTTTTTTATATCTTAAGGTATGAGTTGATTGTGGTTGTGGATATTTTTCTGGGTTTAATTCTACACTTTCAATTTTTGGATGATTCTTCAATATCTCTGCTTCTTCTTGACTCATCAAATAAATTGAAGTTCTAAGAGAATATTCTTGAATGTTTATACAAGGTATTGCTCTATTAGGAATACCATCAATCTCATTCTCATTAATAATGTAATTGTGAACCTCTTCCCAATACTCAGACTCCTCAACAATAACAATATACTCATCGATAGGATCTGGAGTATATTCTATGACGGGAGTTTCTGGAGATAAAATAATCTCAATATCTTCTGTTACTGGAATTAATCGTGTCATATTACAATAGTGTAGTTCTTACTAATCTATAAGTAGTTATACCATTAACACCCGTTTCTGGTGTTACTTGCAACTTACATACACCAGCAGAAATTGTTGCGCCAACAGAAACAATTAGATATGGTTCTGACATAACACCATACTCCTGCGAATATGCGGTTGTTCCATTTTGCATCACAAGAACTTTCTGTGCCTGAATAGTCCCAGATTGAATAAAGTGCAATGTATATTCTGCGGTTTTAAAATCGTTTGTAGAAATCGTAAAACTATCAATGTCAGTTGCAATCCCAGCAGAAGCATTGAATGTTCCAAATCCAGTCTTTACACCATATCTCTCAACTTGTAATGGTGTTTGTGGACTTGTTGTTGCAATACCAACATTTGAAAGAGTATGAATACCAGAAGCATTTGTAACCCATTGAGTTGGAGTTGCACTAATAGTTACATTTCCTGTAGACTGATTTATCGCAATCCCAGTTCCTGCAATGATAGAAGTTACAATTCCAGTAAGACTAATTCCAGATCCAACAAAAGATGTTGCCGTTACAACTCCAACTAGAATATTTGGAGTACCAGTTAATCCCTGAGAAGTTGTAGAAATTCCAGCAGTTGTAGCATATCCTGCAATTGTGGAGAACCCAGCAGTTGTAGCATAAGTTGAAACACCAGAATTAGGAACATAATTTATAGTGGATGAAACTGTTACAACTCCGACAGAAAGCGCAGATACACCCAATCCAAATCCAAAATCAATAGTGCCAGCAAATCCAACTACTGATCCAAGATTTTTAACATTTATTCCAGAACCGCCTCCACCAACACCAGAAATAGCTACATTAGTAATAGAAGAAATCCTCCCATCATTATCAACAACAATTTGAGGGACAACTGTTGAGTTCCCATAAGTATTTGGGGATGCGCCAGTAAGGTTGGTTAAAGAAGAACCAGATCCTACAAATGATAATGCTGTTATTACACCAGAAATATTAGCACCTGAAGAAGTAATAATACCACTAAAGTTTCCTCTGGTTGCTGTTAGAATACCAACGGAAATACCATTTGCTGTTAAATTACCGCGATTTGTTATGGAATTTAATGTGTCAGTCTCGGTATAAGAAGTTAAATATCCAACAATAGAATGGTTACCCCATCCATAAGAAATATCCCAATTACTAATCTGTCCTGAAGTAATTGAAGTAGCAGCACCAGTAAAAGTATTAAGACCTATTTGAGTATTAACATATCCTGTTGTAGCATAACCTACTAATGCATTGGTAACATAACCAGATGTAACGTACCCAACAATAGAATGGTTACCCCATCCATAAGAAATATCCCAATTACTAATCTGTCCTGAAGTAATTGAAGTAGCAGCACCAGTAAAAGTATTAAGACCTATTTGAGTATTAACATATCCTGTTGTAGCATAACCTAATGTCGAGTGATCACCCCATCCATAAGAAGTATCCCAATTACTAATTTGTGTATTTGTAATATTTTTTGCAGGAGAAGCATTGAATATGGGATCAGTTTCAGTAAATGAAGTTAAATAAGTATTAGAATCAATTGATCCATCTGCTTTTAAAAATTGAGATGAAGTTCCACCAGATTTAATGAATGATGATGCTGTTACAACACCAGATACATTTAACTGCTTAGCAAATAATGTCGTTCCAGTAACTGTGTTAATGCCAGAGAAGGTGGATACACCAGATACATTTAACTGCTTAGCAAATAATGTCGTTCCAGTAACTGTGGTAATGCCAGAGAAGGTGGATACACCAGATACATTAAGTTGTGTTAGAGATCCTGTCCCACCACTAACACTTGTAGACACTCCTGAAACATTTGCATAAGTTGCAATACCAGATCTAGAAGCGTATGTTGCAACGCCTGCATTAGTTGCATAGGTGGCAATACCAGAAATATCTGCATATCCAGCATAAGTAGAAATACCAGCAACATTTGCATACCCAGAATATGTTGATATTCCGGATGTAATCGCATATCCTACTTGACCAAACTGATCAAGAGCCGCATTTTCAAATATAAATTTTCCAAGTGAATGGTCATATTTAAGAAACTTCCCATTGTATACACTTGGATTCGTTGCAATACCAACAATATCATCAAGGTACTTTAATCTGACTTCACCACCACCACCAATACTAGCAAGTTGTTCTTGCAGTCTTCCTACAAGAATTTGATAGTGATTTTTTAATTGCTCTAAAGTTACAGGATTTTGTGTCAGAGGGTCATTGCTTTTTGTAGATCCACTAACCAATTCTTCAGATAGTCTTTTATATTTTGCAGATAAAATATTAATCTTTTCTTCAAGAGAACCAATATCAATTGATGGTTTCTTTTTTAATTCTACAAATAAATCTTCACGTAAAGAAACAATATCTTTAGCATGAGAAGACACATATTTTTCTACTACCTCTTCAACTTGATTCTGATATAATTCTTTGAATATACTTTGTGCTTCTCTAACTTTTATTAACTCAATTGATCCTTCAACTAAAGAAAGTTTATGATGATTTTTCCTAACTTCATTTATAGATTCTTCCGTTAGATCTGAATTAAGTTCTTCGTCAATAAAAGATTCTCTCCAGTCATATAGATTATTTCCTTCCTTTTTTACTTCCACCTCCTCATATAGAGGAGACATTTTTTCCACAGAAGACTTTTGAACGTCAAAAATACTAGAATCATTCTTCTGATCAATGACTCCAGTATTTTTAAGTTCTTCATCAAGGTTCTTTATCTTGTTTTCTAAATCTTTAGAAGGTTTAGAATACTTGATAGTCTTCTTAAAAATTCCCATTAACTATGATTAATTTTTTTCCTATGCTAGTATTTATTATACCCTGTATTCTTCAATTTTGTCTAGAACTTTATTCAGATACTGATGCGCTAACCACTTTGGATCATGTCCGGATTTGTCCATCCATTCCTTATCTAAGTTTGATTTTATCTTGAGAACTTCATATTTTATGATCTCTTTCGTCAGGTATCCGCGTGGCATGGCATAAAAAAAAAACTCTGCCCAATATTTAGAGCAGAGTTTGTTATTATGTCATATTGTTTCAAACAGTCACTTCATCCTCCACAGATGCTTTGACATATTCAAGAACAATTTCAGGTGTAGTCTCTTGGTAAGGATCAGTCTCTGCATTATCACGCATACCGTTTTCAACAAAAAGTTTTTCAACTTGACCATCATAAACGACCATGGCGTAACGCCAGGAACGACTACCAAATCCAAGATTAGTTTTCTTTACAAGCATTCCCATTTGACGGGTAAAATACCCATTGCCATCAGGGAGCATTTTAACTTTTTCAATACCTTGATCTTTTGCCCAGGCATTCATAACAAAAGCATCGTTTACGGAAACGCAATAAATTTCATCAATACCAAGTGACTTAAACTCATCATACTTTTCCTCAAATCCAGGAAGTTGGTAATGAGAACAAGTAGGGGTGAATGCACCTGGAAGTGAAAAAACAATCACACGTTTATCGTAAAAAAGATCTTCAGTTGTACGAGTTACAAACTGACTGTTCTCACGAAAAATAAATTCTTCTTGAGGAACATCATATCCCTCGGGAACTAGATACGTCATTTTTTTAACACTTCCTTTAATTAGATCTACAATTTCTTGCCAATCATGTCCTTCTCTTTTGCACCAATCTTTTGCAAGTTGCTCTTCTTCTGGAGTGAGATCAAAAAATGCGTCTCTAATAATTTGTTGAGCAAGGGGAAGATCTCTCCATTTCCAAGCTCTTGCAAAATCATTTTCGTTAAATGGTCTTGTATAATGTTTTGATTTTGACATTATGAATCTGGTGTTTACTACTTATATTATATCAGAAAACTCCAGGAATAATCTGACCAGTAGTAACGTAAGAGACGACCGCTGCAACGAATCCAAGCATTGCCAGGCGGGAGTTGAGGATTTCTGCCTCAGGGGTAAAACCGAATTTCATTTTGATTCTCCTTAAGGATTGTGATTTTTAGTTTCTTTAATTTTTTTGTAACCCCAGACAGCTAGGGTTCCGATGCCAACGCCAACAATACAACAGATAAGCATATGGATAGTGTGCTCCCAGCAGTGAAATATATTAGGAAATGTGGGCATGACCAATCATTCCAGCACCTTTGTGAGGAGCACACCAGAAAGTATACTCACCAGCATCAGTAAAAGTAACATCAAAACTCTCGCCAGGACTAAAAAGAAGTCCATCATGTGAGAGTTCAGGATGATCTTCCACAATCACATTATGAGGTGGAAGCATACCATTAACGAAGTGAATGCTGTCACCAACAGCAAGAGTAACATCAGCAGGTTCAAAGATAAGATTACCATTAGAACCCATTGTGACATCTACAGCCCAGGCAGGAAGGGCAAGGAAGAACACTGCCAAGAAGGCAAAAAATGCTTTCATCACAGGTTCTCCTCTTGCTCGGTCAGGATTACGCAGTCGCTAGTGGGATATGCCACACAGGTGAGCACCCAACCCTCTGCTTGCTGTTCGTCATCAAGGAACGATTGTTCTTCGTTATCCACAGTGCCGCTAATGAGTTTACCAGCACAAGCAGAGCAGGCACCTGCCTTACAAGATGAAGGCAGATCAATACCTGCTTCTTCAGCAGCTTCGAGAATGTATTGATCATCAGGGCACTGAATAACATTTTCAGTGCCATCAGGAGATTGAAGTGTAACGCTATAGGTTGCCATTAGTATGTTTCGGAAAGTTTTTCTACAGATGCTGCCAACAAAACAAAGAAGGCAACACTAGTAATTGTAAAGATAATTTGCGCCATTGTCAATCAATTGTCAGAAGATCCCGAAGAAGAACTTACCAGTGAGTGCATAAGAAAGAGCACCAGAAACAATACCGACCATTGCCCAGCGTCCATTGTACTTCTCCTTTACTTGGTTAGGGGTATCCATACCATAGTTTTCGTAGTACATGGTAGGTTCTTTGGCAAACATGTTCTGCTGCCCATGCTCATTGGTTGTTACAGTCATTGTACATTCGTTAAGAATTGTTACACAATTATATAGCAAAAAGAAAGGGGCGTCAAGCCCCCTTTTGTTCGGATATCAGAATATTATTTGAGAAACAAATAGTCTTCAAGTATTAGAAAATCTAATTCTGTATTTTCCAATACATAAAAAGCATCTTCAACAGTTGTAAGAATTGGATTACCTTTAATATTGAAAGAGGTGTTTAGAATTACAGCATCATGCCCACGATTATCAAGTTCAGTCAGAATGTCATAAAACAATTCATGTTGATCTCTGGTTACAGTTTGAAGTCTTGCAGTACCATCAACATGAGTTATCGCAGGTAGTTTTTGCCGATACTCCTCTTTCACCAATGGAGCAAAAGACATGTATGGAGATGCAAAGGCATTATCAAAGTAAATGTCTTTATCCTCCTCTCGGCAAACAGGACCGAAAGGTCGGAACCATTCCCTAAACTTAACTTTAGCATTTAGAGTATCTTTCATTTCTGGAATACTTGGATCACAAATGATACTTCGATTACCCAAAGCACGAGGTCCAACTTCAGAATAACCAATCATTGTGGCACCAATCTTCCCTTCCTTGATTAGATCTACAATTTTAGAAACATTCATATCTACTACCTTATCAATTTTACTATACTTATCATAATACTCTGGAATTTTTTCTCTGTCAAGAATATCAAATCCACAATAGACTGAAAACTTATCGTTCATAGTTTTATCTATAGAACAAAAATGTCCATAAGATAATCCATCATCCCCAGGATTAGGGGACACAAAAAGTTTTCTATTTGTCTTGTTCAAATGTTCTGCAACCTTTTGATTGAAGATTACATTCAAAGCACATCCACCAGAAAATACTACATCAAAATCATACTTATCAAGGTATGGTTTAATTAATTTCCAACAAAGTTCTTCAAAGACGTGTTGATTTGTCGCAGCTAAATCATAACTATGTTTTCCAGATAGACAATTAATGGTTGACTTTAAAAGTGTTGTAATATCATCCAGAGAATTTTGATTATCGGATAAAAATGCACTTATTACATCTTCATTTTCTTCTCGATTAGATAATAAAGTACTTATCATTTGTTGCCCAACCATTATAGAAACCATGGGATTTTGTGCATCTGCTGGAGTCATCATGTAATTTTGTTTGATAACATCAATCCATTCTTTTCTAACATTTCCATAAGCAACTAGACCCATCAACTTCCCAGCATTTGAATTGAGATAATCTGCAGAAACATACTTCTGATTTGAATCAAACATTTTTTCAAGATGATCTGTCTTATTCTTATCCTCAATCTCAGATATCAGTTGAAGTGGGGACGCATATTGACCTGGAGTAAACACCATGGCATTAGATGAATTCAATGTCAATAATACATCAACTTTTTGGTCAGATATTTTAAGAATACTATAACCAATAAGAGGACATTGTTGGGGATTCTTCACTATTCCATAGTGATTATTTTCCAACCCGCCACCATCCAGAGATATTACAAGAGCATCTTTAAATCCACTTTGATGATAGGCACCGATACAATGGGAAGTATGATGACCCATTGAAATAAATTTAGAATTGGGAAACAATCTTTTCATCAAAGAAAAGTCTTCGTCAATAACCACACTATAAAGAATATAAGTTGGTTCTTCTTTGAGTTGGAATTTAATATAGTCTAAAAATTTAACCCTATCCTCAAACTTAGAGTCTTGTTCATTTTCTTTTCTAAATTTTTTAAATGAGCAATGTTTTATCTTAGTAAATCTTTCTAGTTGAAAAATTCTTAATTGATTATTTTTATCTACGCACGTTACTGAACAATCATGCCCACCATGAATGGCAAGTATTTTAGAATTCATAACTCAATTACCTTACCATCTTTTTTATATTTTTCATAATACTCTGGAATTTTTTCTCTGTCAAGAATATCAAGTCCGCAGTACACTGAAAATTTGTCATCAAAGGTTTTATCTATAGAGCATACATGCCCATAAGATAATCCATCGTCACCAGGATCAGGGGATACAAAAAGTTTTCTATTATTCTTACTCAGATATTCCATGATCTTCTGATTTGATAAAACATTTAATGCACATCCACCAGAAAATACAACGTCCAAATCACATTCATCAATATAAGGTTGAATCAACTCCCAACAAAGTTCTTCAAAGACATATTGGTTTGTCGCGGCAAGATCATAGCTTTCCTGTCCAGAAAACCAATTTTGATCTGGACGAACACCAATAATGCTGGCAAAACTAATAAGCAAAGATTTTATATGTTTTGGAGTATGAACTTCATCAGGTCCTGCAAGATAAACCAACTTAACGGAATTAATCCACTCTTCTCTAACTTTTCCATAAGCAGCAAGACCCATTAGTTTGCCAGCACAAACCTTAGCCATGTTTCTCAATTTCCAGAAAGGAGAATCATTGAGTTTTATGTTTGAATCAGATTGCTCAAGAAGAGACTTTATAAATTCTGTAATTCTTTTATCTCCCTTATATGGGTCGATTTCGGATATGGCAGGAACTAAAGCAGTATAACTTCCCGGAGTAAAATTCATGGCACCAGGAAAATTAGTTGCTAATAAAACATCAACCTTTTTATCAAGTATCTTGACAATACTATAACTTATTTCTACCCCTTTAGGGTTTTTAGTTATACCATAATGATTATTATCAAAACCCCCACCATCTAATGAGATAACCAATGCATCTTTAAATTGACTTTGATGATAGGCACCGATACAGTGAGACGTGTGATGTCCCATCTCAATAAATTTAGATTCTTTAAATTTACTTTTTAAGATATCAAGATAATATCGGTTCCCAAAGTAACTATAGAGAACATATTTTGGTTCTTCTTTGAGTTGCGATTTAATATGATCTAGAAAACTTTTTTTCTGTTCTATTCTAATGTCTGTTGTATAACTATCACATTCAAAATTATCGTGCTTTATCTTAGTAAATCTCTCAAGTTGAAAAATTCTCACTTGATTATTTTTATCTACAAAGGTAGCAGAACAGTCATGCCCACCATGAATAGCGAAGATCTTTGAATTCATAATCTAATAACTTTACCCCACTTGTGGTATTTATTATAATACTCCAATATCTTATCTCTATCTAAAATGTCAAGTCCACAATAAACAGAAAACTGATCTTTCATAGTTTTATCAACTGAACAGACATGTCCATAGGATAAACCTTCATCACTTGGTGTGGGAGATATAAAAAGATTTCGATTTGTTTTACTTAAGTATTGACTGACCTTTTGATTAAAAACAACGTTTAATGCACACCCACCCGAGAACACCACATCAAAATTATACTGATCAATATAAGGTTTAATTAAATCCCAACAAAGTTCTTCAAAGACATGCTGGTTTGTCGCAGCAAGATCATAACTTTCTTGTCCCGATAAACAATTTTGTGTCAGTGGTTTACTGATAGATTTAGATAGTCCAACAATAGATGCTTTTAGATTGAATGGTAAATGAATTTCTTTTGGAAGAAGTAGATAAATGTTTCTTATCGATTCAACCCACTCTTTTCTTATCCTCCCATAAGAAGACAATCCCATTAATTTACCAGCACATATTCTTGCCTTACTTCTCAATCTCCAAAAAGGAGAATCTTCTTGACTAGTATATTGAATTAAACTATCTTCCTTTTGTGCTTCCTCCATACACTCTGCAATTTCAGCATCAGACTTATATGGATCAATTTCAGATATTAAAGGCACGATAGCAGTATATGTACCGGGGGTAAACTTAGGCGAATTTAAAGAGTCCGATGTCAAAAGAACATCAACTTTACCATTATCAATTTGGAGAATACTATATGTTATTTCTATTCCATCCAGATCTTTAGATATTCCATAATGCCCATACTCTATACCGCCACCATCCAGAGATATTACAAGAGCATCTTTAAATCCACTTTGATGATAGGCACCGATACAATGGGAAGTATGATGACCCATTTTTAAAAACTTTGCATTTTTAAAATAAGTTTTTACTATTCCCAGATACTCTTCAGAGATATAACTGTATAAAACATACTGGGGTTCTTCCTTTAATTCGGATTTAGCATGTTGTAAGAATTGATGTCTAGTCTTATCCGTCAAATCTTTATGCTCAAGAGTATCATTCTTAATCTTTGTAAACCTTTCCAATTCAAAAATCCTTAGTTGATTATTTTTATCAACTAAGGTTATTGAACAATTATGTCCTCCATGTATGGAAAGAATTTTTGAATTCATATTATTCTTGACGATCTTCTGTGACTCTCCCCAAATAAGGATCGTAATCCATGAGTTCTGCTATTCCTATCTCAGGACCACTTTGTTCCCAAAAATTTCTTAGACCATCATGACTTGATCGATGAATGAAGTCAATATGCTCAGGATGAATGGAAGATCCCAATTCAATTTTATAAAGAAATACTGGAATTGAGAAAGTATTACCCGAATTATAAATTAGATCATCTGCAACAGGACGTGGTTTCACACCATTATCAAGTTTATACTTATCACCACGAACATGATGCTTCAGAAGTTTTTCAGCATGATGTCTCGTGATCATGTATGCTGCCGTAGAAAAATCATTGACAAATCTCTTATGAAGTTTAACATGTAAAGGACCTGTACAAATAATAGCAAGTTGAATCACATCCCAATCATATGGAACCTTTGATGCAAAATCTGTCCAGGTAAAATTCCAAAATCGAACAGGATCTAAATCTACATCATCTTCCATGATGATTGCATATGGACTATCAGATGTTTCCATCCAATGTTTGATCGCCTTTAGATGGCTAGTAATACACCCAATCTCACCAGAGGTCATCATCTCTGGGTAACGTCCTTTAATAATATCACTAAGATCATCTTCTCTACCATCATAAGCAGATATACGAGTATAGTTTTCTATTTCCCAATACTTCATTTGATCTTCCATATATTGCATCCTTTCTGGTTGTTCATCCAGATTGAGATAATAAATTGGAGCAATATTTTTCAGTTTAAAAGCAGATTTATTTTTATCCATCTTGATATGATTTTTTTAATAAAATTGCAGTCTGTAAGAATGAACTATTTGATGTCTTCATCATATCAGATTTAGAGAGAATATACAAGTCGATGATTGCTTGTCTGACACTTTCATCAGACCTTTCAACATTAAATGGATATTCAACTCCGGTGTCATCAACAATTACCGATCTCCATTCACCTTCGTCAGTTAATTTCTCAACATAACTGGTCTTTGGATATACGGAAACATTTTCCAATTGATTAAATTTATTTTCAAGTTCTTCATCATCAGAACAAACAAAATATTTGGTTTCATTAGTATCAGACACTTGATTAAAAATCTGATCAAAATCTGGTTTATGTGGATCATAGAAGTCAGTGTTTCTCAAATGAACCCCGACAAAAGATTCTCCAAAATTTGAGTTAATAAAATCATTAGCCTTGTCAACCAGTTGTGAATTAAATTCAATATCACGTATTACATCTACAATCTCATCTTCACTGAGGTAAGATAAAAGTGTGTCATTGTTATAAACTATTTTTTGTTTTTCTGTGTTTGCACAAAACTCAGAGAGGTTTTGAAGAGACCCGAAACTTTCTGGATGATGTACACTTGTATTGAAATTCAAAAAATTACCATGCATTAAAAATTCATATTCTTGAATATCAGTCTCAAAGTAATGAAGATTTTCTTCTATGACATGCAGATCAGTTTTAAACAAGGTACTAAACCTCGATCTACACCAATTTGTAAGTGGCCAAACAACGACTGGTTCGAATCCAGTTTTTGTACAGATTGAAAGTCCACAAACCAAAGAGTTGAATCTGTTTCCAAATCCACCATCACAATAGATATAAATTTGTTTCATACTACCACCACCAATCTATCATCAGATTTCTTTCTTAAATCAAGTTCGACAATATACACTTCTTTGGTTGGATAAAGATTAAGAATAAAAGACTTAAGATCTTCTGCATCTTCCTTAGTCTGAACATCTTCACAGATATAGATTCCACCATCACTAATGTATGGATAATAGTTTTCAAAATTTTTCATCTGTTGACTTAATTGATGATTAGCATCATCTAAAATAATATCAAAACTTAAGTCATGAAGATGACTCGAAATCAGATTAGGATCTTCACAATTAAAATTAAAAAGAGTAATCCTTTCGTGACTATTAATTTCCTCCATTACAGCATCACCATCAACTGGTTCATACTGATAGTGCCATTGACCATCTTCCTGAGAAAAATCTTCGATGCCATAAATTTGGGAGTTTTCAAAATACTTCTCCCACATTTTCAGAGATCCGCCAAATAGCACTCCAATTTCTAGGACATTTAATTTTTCTGCCCTACGTTCAGAAAAAGTATCTTCATACCACCCAATGTAACTATGTGCGGTGCCTTTGTCAGTCTTGAATTGTGTATGAATATCAGTGAGTTTCATGCTCTTTTCTCCAATCATCGTAGACTTGCTCATTTAAATAACCATCCAGATCTAAATCATTTTGTGTTTTGTTATGTACAGACATTATTCTTTTTTCAAAATTATCTACTGGATTATCTTTCGTTGATCCATTACTTTTAAAATGAACAGCATATGTACCATCAACTAATTCTAAGTCCGCACAAACTTTTAACTCATCCAAATAGCCAATTTTTAAATCGTCCAGGTTGTTTCTAAGAGTAAGATTCAATGCAGGTGTCTCATGTGGAAAAGGTGTTTTATTTTCAACAAACTCTTCCATCTGAGTAATCCATCTTTGAATAAATCTCTTACACTTGGGAATATTATTGAAGATGACAAAACTTGCAATCTCACTAATGTGTATCCCATCACCTCTTGTGTGACCACCAGTGCTCATTGTAGTGACCTGGATATCATAGTATGGTGCAATGATGGGTTCTATATCTCTTAGAACACATACATCACTATCAATCATAATAACAGGATGATCAAAATCAATTACATGAAAAAGTTTATTAAGAGACTTAGTTTTCATCTGAGTGGCTTTAACCCACCCCTCAGAATGAACACCACTATATTCATCAATACAATCAGTATCTAGAATACTTACCTTATCTTTATCCTTGATTGGTTTTTGGTATTCACCAAGTCCACTATCTGCAACATAAATTCTATCTAGATTTTTACAATTTTCTATTGCAGAACTTGTAAAAATATCTAGAAAAGGATAATAAGACTTATTCGCAGTTGTAAAAATACTATAGTTCATCTGTTATCAAAGTTGAGCCACAATAATATCGTCAGCAATACATCCATCCTCAAAAGAAATTTTATAGTCGGGATTAATATCGGTCATTGCTTCAATTAAAAGTTCTTCATCAAGATCTTCTCCCCAGTTACTTCCAGAGAGTCCAAAGATTCTACGATCATCAACTAACAAAGTGTGAGTTTTGATTGGATGCTCAAGCAGGGCTTCCAATTCAAATGGAAGTGGACACTTGTATTCACCCAGAACATCACCATCCCAATGAGCATCTAACCAAAAGGTAGCAGGAGCATCTACTTTTGAAATGACATCTTTAAAAACTTTAAAGGTATCTCCTTCGACAATTTCTACTAGACCCTCTTCAATTTCTTTTTGAAACTTTTCAGTGTTATACTTTACTTTTTCTGGATCAATTTCAATCGAATAGATTTTTTTGAATCCACACTCTAGAGCAACTTCAACTGCTTCTCCCCATAGAGTTCCAGTTTCTACAAAAATATCATTCTTATATTTTTGCAATACTTCTTTTTTTAATGTTGTAGACATACTTTAAAATCCTCTTTTAATGTTAGCTTCAAACGGATAGTTTGATTTAGTCAGATATTCATCCAAAACAGATTTGTATTTTGAATTTTTTAATTTGTGATCCAACCAAAGAAATTCTTGTACGACGTATTTATCCAGATATGGATAGCGGGTTTCAATGCCATATGATCCCGCAACGTACTCTTCCTTTGCCAGATAAGAAACCATAGTGCTCCCATAAAAAGATGCCCAAGGGAAAATAGTTGAAATATCTTCTGGAAATAATCCACCAAAATTACTATGAAGAAATTTTTTCTCACCATTAAATCCATAGTCTGAAAATATTTCATCAGATCCAGATCCAGAAAGATAAACTTTCTTACCTTGTTTTTTAGCATTATCACAAATCATAGATAAACCACAAGATCCATTATCATCTTGAAGTCTTCTGTCGAATTCATTATAGTCACTGCTGGAAGAATAAATCCGATATTTAAATTCTTCTACATTTCTATTAATATAATCTCTATATTGCCAACGATGATCTGCAAGATATTGACCAGAAGAATTACTATTAAACATGGAGAATCTTTTATCTAAGATTTCCTGATTTTCATTTCCAACAACAGCATAAGCTTTATAAGGAACGTTTTGCTTGGTCAATTCACATGCAATAGCACCACTATCATATCCACTGGACAGACCAATAAAAATATTTTCCCTAAGATTAGATGTACGCTTACGAATAGAATTTTCAAAGGCAACAATCCAATCGGAAAAATCTGTTTTATATTGCTTCAAATCAAAATCATAAACGAAAAATTCATTAAGTAATTTTCTCGATTCAAGATCAAAAACTTGAGTAGTATTTGCATCTAGTTTGATTGCAGTTCTAAATCCCAATGCTTTTACTGCAGATTCATAAGTTGCAACTGCAAGAGTTTCGCCAATTGAAAACCACAATGGTTTCGTGGCAAATACGTCAGTAGATATAATAAAACGATCGTTCTTAAAGTCAACTAGAACAATTGCAAATTCACCATCAAGTTCTTTTACAAATTTATCCCCATACTTTTTGTAAAGAGGAATCAAACACTCACCATCAGAAGTATATTCACCAAACTCTTGATAATTATAAATCTCACCATTATAGATACAGACAATCTGATCATCATGATCTACAAAAGGTTGCTCGGTAAATTCACCAGTGATGGATAAAATATTATGTGTGAATGTATATTCATTAACTTCAATAGTCCTAGTTGCATCAGGACCACGAAATCTCATAAAATGATTTACATGATCAAAATCATCAATATCCTTATCAGTAAAAAGAAAACTACACATCAGAATGTTCTACTATGATTTGATACGATTACTTGAGGCATAATTGAATTGCCTCTAATTGTATTAGCAACACCAGGAAGAATGGATAGATTAATACCGAGTTGATGGCACACAAAAGGAAAACTTAACTGATCTCTGGATGAGAACATACATATTTGTTCCCACCACATTAATCCCATCTTTTGAGTCAATTCATTATTGCGCTGAAATCTTACGGGAAGTTCATACAATCCATTACCTTCAGGATAGCACATATCTTTATAAAAGGCAAGTTGATCATCAATCAAATTTGGATAATCAAATTTTATCTCTTTGATAAACTCACCCTCTTCATAAATGCATTGACGTTGTGGATGTTCAAAGACTGCAACATCAGTATCTTTAAGGTAGGTTTCTACAAGTTGATTTGGATCTTGATCTAAAATATGTGTGGAATCAATCCAAAAATAGTAATCATATCCTGGGAGAAATGCAAAAGGAATTATCTTATAAATTTTTGCGTTTCTCCTGTTTGCATAAACTGGGTCCGCAGAAAATTGAATAGCAGAATGTTGATTCCAATATTGAAGATCAGGATGCTCAATCCAATCTTTACTATCACTTTCATTATCTACAAAAGCATGATAATCAACGTTATCAAATTTCTTTTGTGGTAAAAGACTATTTGTTCCTATTGAAGCAGTTATAACAGCAATCTTCATGGTTCAACACTTCTATGCTTATCATTCAGTTCTCTAATAAACTTAATCAAAGGACTTTGACTAAACTTTTCAAGTTCATAATTATCTTTTGTTAGGCAATGACTTTCCCATCCAAACTTACCATCACTACCAGGAACTTGAGAATGTGAATGACCAATCCTCTCATCAAGTCCAACCATTTCAGCAAAATTAGCATAAGTAGATTCACAACCTTGCTGCTGATGTGCTAGGTACATCTCATTAAAGAAAGTAACCCTGAGTGCCAAGAAAGCATTTTCAGCATACTTGACTAGTGCTGCTGTTTTAATGTCAGTAATTTTAATATCTTTGACATGGGCCAGTCTAGTTTTAAAGATATCTGCAACCTTCATAGCGGCATCTTCATCACCACCAAGGATAAAGAATTTTTGTCCTTGGAACATTTTAATAGGATTAGTCTTGTTCAAATATTCTGGACTATGCAAAATTTTAATGTTGGTATATCGATCAACAACATCTGAATAAAATTCAGGAGTAGCAGTTGACTTGCAGCAAACTGGAGTATTAGGTAACATATTCTCATTCAATTCTGATAAGACAGAATCCAATAGTTGAAAACCTTCTGCTTTTGGTGTATCAACAGAAACAAATACAGCATCAAATTCTTGATTTTTAAAGTCACTAATTTTATTATTATTGAATTTTGGATCAATAATAGTTTTCTCACCCTCAGAAAAAATTGATGCTACAGCAGATCCAACGAATCCAAACCCAACAATTAAAACTTTGTACATTTACTTAACTCCATGCTTTTCTTTACAATATAAAAGTTCACCATTAAATTTTTTCTGGTAATCTTCCTTTAAATACATTGAAGATATTTGATCTTCATGAACTCTATTAGACACTAATACATCATGATAATATATGGGATCTCCATATCTTTCCTTAGCATGATAATAAAATTCACAATCCATCATCATAACTAGATTTGGATCAAATTTAACTTGGTCGAAAACTTCTCGTCTTGCTGCTAAGACAGAAGGAGAACTAATTGTATTAACACCATTAATTATATCACCATTCCAAGCGGGATACAAATCACCATAAAAAGAATTTCCGTCATTTTTAGTGTGATTACAAGCACACAATAACCATTTGGTATTCTCATCAAAAGCATTATAAATTTTTTCTAGTGCTTCGTCATCATAGAAAAAATCATCTTGGAACATTACTTTTATAATCTCACCAGAACAATTTTCAATGGCATTATTAGTGTTTGCTGGTCCATTTCCACGTTGTTCTTCATTCTTTAAATAAACAATTTTGAATTTTCCCCTATATTGATAGATGACTTTTAACAATTCATTATCAATACTATGATCTGAAATGACAACTTCAAAATCTTTAAATGTCTGTATTTCAATAGTTCTGAATAGGTCTTCTAAAAATTCATTTCCTCTTCCCTTAGATTCATAAGTAGGAATAGCAATAGACATCTTCATAAGACCACCCAACCATCACAATAAAGATCTTCTGTATTTTTATCTGCATTGTTAGGACCAAACCAAATAGAAGGTGCAATAACTTTTCCCGTATTTGCTAACCAAGCCCCCCACCAACTAAATGTACTATTAGCAATAATAAAATCTGAACACTTAGACATTAGGTACAAATCATGGTAAGGACCATTTCCTTCCGACACAAGAAATCTGTCATCAGAAAAAATTGATTGCTCTTTACACCAAGACGAGTCATCCGAAAAAATTATAACCTGGCGACTATTATGAAACTGCTGAAGTGCATTTTCATAATATTCAAGTGAAAGATTTGCATGATTGGCAGAGTTAATTAGAAAATCTCCTCTACGAATATGTAAAGCAATTGGATTATCAAACTGCTCTACAATATCTACACACTCACCTATATACTTATCTTGAAAGATAAAGTCTTCACGAATCTCATCCTCAACATGCTTGAAATATTTTTCAGTTTGAAAGTATCCAAAAAGAGATACGTCATCTTGGGGATCTAACTTAAAAAATTTCTCATCAAATTCAAATTTTGTTTCCTGAATATATTTTTCTGATGGTAGATTTAACATTCCCCGATAATCTGTTTTTAAAGAAAACACATCAAACAATTCAATTCTCAAACGATTGCCTAGTCCATCATCAACAACTTCTCTATGATCTGGAATCATAAAGTTGGTTCCAATTTTTTTTGCAATCCCTTTAGTTGCGGCATACTGGAACATTTGGTTTCCCAATTGTCCAATCTTACCCAAATGATTAAATCCGATCATTTTTGTATTTGTTCAGAAATCCAGATATAGGTTTTGCGGATACCTTCTTCAAGAGTCTGAGAGTAATCCCAACCAAGTTCTTTACGGATCAGATCATTATTTGAATTACGACCACGAACTCCAAGAGGACCATCAATATGATTCTTCTCTACAACTTTACCTGCAACTTTAGCAGCAGTATCTACAAGTTGATTAATGGTCACCATCTCTTCAGATCCGATGTTGACGGGTCCAATGAAATTAGAATCCATTAAACGACGAGTTGCCTCAATACACTCATCAATGTAAAGGAATGAACGAGTCTGTTTGCCATCACCCCATACATCAATGGTACCACCTTCTTCGGGAAGATATGCTACCTTACGGCAGATTGCGGCGGGTGCTTTTTCACGTCCACCATCCCAGGTTCCTTCAGGTCCAAAGATATTGTGATAACGAGCAACCCGTACAGGAATCCCATAATTACGATGATAAGCGAAAAAGAGTCGCTCTGAGAAAAGTTTCTCCCAACCATATTCAGAATCTGGGTTAGCAGGATATGCTGATTCTTCACGGCAATCAGGATTATCAGGGTCTAGTTGATTGTGCTCTGGATACATACATGCAGATCCAGAATAGAAAATCTTAGTAGTGTAATCTAATGCAGGTCTTGCATTTTGTTTCCAAGAGGAATCTTCGCCAAAGGTTTCATTCATTTGCCTTTGGGATTCAAGAACATTCAGATTAATGGTTGCAGAATTATGCATGATATCAGCATCATTCTCACCAGTAAAAACGAATCCTGCACCGCCCATATCAGCAGCAAACTGATAGATTTCATGGAACGGAAGAATATATTGATAGGGAACAGAATTATGAAAATTACCTTGTTCTCCTCTAAATTCAAGGACACGACGAACAAAAGTTATGTCTCTCAGATCTCCTTGAATAAATTCATTTGCTTCTGTTTCAGAAAACTCTGGATATTTGAGGTCTACACCGCGAACCCAATATCCTTCAGAACGCAACCTTCTAACCATATGACTTCCGATAAAGCCACCAGCACCAAGCACAAGTGCTGTCTTTTTATATTGACTCATAAAATCATAAACTCTATAATATGTATTATACTAAAAAAGGTGGGTTTATGCAACCCACCTTTAATATTAGGTTCGCCATGCACGCCACCAATTCTTTAACTGGAAATTGGAAACCAGGCGGGAGAGAGTCCCATCCGCACCACTTGCTCTTTAAGGAAGCAAGAAACCTAATAGGGTCATATTTGACTCCACCACTTGGTTTTAGGAAACCAAGAAAATTTGGGTTAACTTTGATATTTCGGTAATACCAAAGAATGCGATTAAAAATAACACATCCCAAAGTTTAAGTTTGATAGCAAAAGGAATACCGAGTAGTCCCCCGATAAACTTTATTATCAAACCATTTTTAAAATCTCCCCACAACATGATTTGATAACCAAGTAAGAGGAGAAAGTTGCCAATGTATCTTAGGATACTTGTTTTAGACATAAGGGGTTTGCTCCCGACCAGGGCTTAGTTTTAAGTCATAACCGAGACTATTCATCGTCTCTTACATAACAAGGGACTCGATCTGGATCTAACCATTTCGCATACTCAATATCCTCCATTGCAGTAGAACATTGAAGCACATTATCAAACAGATAAATGTCATTCCAGCGTTTGGTGTAGTAGTTTTGTTTTTGCAGACGATAATCGGGTTTGCCGTTTATCTCAAGAATACCTGCCTCAACGAAGCGGTATCCTTCACGCTCCAGAAGAACCTTACTCACGCTTCAACTGCCTCAAGATCACTGGCGACATACTCCATAAGCATTTCGTAGTCGTCAAGGGGATCACCAGAAAACACGACGCCTTCATTCTCATAAAAGCGGCGGACCTTTTTATAAAGTTTCGGACTCTTTACATCAAGATAGATTTCCCCGTTAGCAGCAAGACGAAGAGTGCTAACATCTTTTTTGAACTTTTGAATCAGAGACATTGTTTTGAATTGTTGCCTTAGTATTATAA